TGACACAGATACTACGGCTAGTAAATCAGACAACAAAAGGCGCAAATGTTCTTTTACAGCTATTGTCAGAAGGAGTCAATCGGCTCAACCCTTTCCACCCACTGCTTAAGCTTCTAAACAAGGATACAGAAGACATTGTAGAGAGCGAGCAAAAGCGCTTAGATCTTCTGCGCCAATCATCAGATAAGTTAGAGCTGGAGTATAACCGTAATAAGGCACTCTTTGATATTGAGAGTAAGCGCACAGCAGGCAAGACTGTAGGCGAAAAACTGATCAACGCTGAACTAGAGAGAAATAAAAAACTTAAAGAACTTGAATTTGCTACAGACGATAAAATTAAACAAAACAGAAAAGAATACGGCGATCTTACCAGCAAGCAGGCCCAGATCGAGCTAAAGCATTCGGAGATGCTGATTGAAAAGAATGCCAAGATAGAAGAACAAAGAATAAATCAAACATACGAGTTAGAAAAACAGAATATACAATACGAGAGTATGCAGGAGAAGCTTAAAGATATTACAGAAAAGGGAGAAGCCCAAAAGCGTAATATCAAGGCTCAAGAGACTGCTTACAAGAATTCGATGAGCGTCGTTGATGCGCGTCTAAACGCAGAGAAAGCAGTTAATGATTTACACAATCAACAGCTGGAACGCGCCTATGAAATAGCAGGCACCGCTAGGCAGCGCCTAGAGATAGCCAAAGTGATATATCAAAACGAGGTTAAGGGTGCTGAGCTTGTTTACCAAAAGACCCTTAACCAGATTGAAGCCGAGCAAAAGGCACTTGAATTTAAGCGCCAAAGTGCAGTAATTGATGCACAAGTTCTTAAGGCTCGCGGAGATATGTTAATAGCAGAAAGAAAAGGCGATGCGGCTACACGGGCACGGGTGCAAAAATCTATAGACGCGCAGGTTGAGGTAATCCGTCTAATTGACGAGCAGATCACCACCCAAGCACAGGTTGCCGGTTACCAGAAAGAAGCGGCAGACGCACAGTTCAGAGCAGCGGAACTAACCGCGAGACAAAACCTCGAACAGAAACTTGTAAGCGATGAAATAGACCTAAGTCAGCAGGAGGCGTATAACTTGTCGGGTAGGCTTTCCGATGGTGCGATAAATGCCCATAACCTGAAAACAGGCATGGGGCAGGTGAAGAGCAATACTCAAGGAACAGTAACGATGATGATTCGCGTCGCCACCGAGGCTGATCGGGCTGCGAACAGTATTGCGAGAGCCGCTGCTCAACAGCAGGCTCTAAACGCAGCAAAAGCCCAAAGCGGTGGTGGCGGCTCTAGTAGTCCCCCAGCCTATGCCAAAGGCGGTTTCGTGAACGGGGCTCAGATGGCTTTGGTTGGTGAGGGAGGCCCCGAATACATCGTTCCTGAAAAGAAAGCCGCAGCCTTCGCCACTAACTACCTAATGGGTGCCCGTGGGTCGGCTGCGATCCCTCGTTACGCTGAAGGTGGTTATGTTGGTTCTGTAAGCATCCAAACCGGACCAGTCACCCAAATGGATGGAACGAACTACGTCACTACAGGGGATTTAAGTATGGCTGTGCAGGCGGGTATTCGACAGACACTGGATTTAATCAGACGCGACGGTAATACCCGCGCAAGCCTGGGACTCTCCTGATGGCGGTTAATTACGACGTTTTGTGCTTTCTCGAGTATTACGCCGACCGCGACAACGTGGTGGATGGATCCGGCAACCGTACGCCGACAAGGCAATGGCAGAACTTCTACCAGGTGCCGCAGACGTTGAGCGTTGATGCTAATGCAACCGGCAAATATGGCTACTTGGCGTTTGACGTTACAGGATTTGGCAGCACTGAGGCTGCATCAATCAATGATCTGTCGATTACAGCAGCAGCAACGGGCGATTTGATCGACGTGACTGATGGCGCCATGGGTGCCAATAATTTGGTGATCGCAACGCTTTACATCCAAGACGCAGGCAAAGATGAATTTGATGCAGCCAGTGCGCAGCAAATCAGCCGGTACATTGGCAGCATTGAAGGCGCTTCAACATCTGATATTGAAGTGAGCTGGACAGTAAACCCAGCGATCAATAAACTGAACCCACAGGTGCCGACTCGTAAGGTATCTACGGGGATGCTTGATCAGGTGCGGGTAGCATGACCAATTTTCACGTTGTTGGTTTTGACTGCCAAGCGGTGTTGCCTGATGGCACAACAGCAGAAGGCTTGCGAATGTGCGTTCAAGATGACCGGGTTTTTTATATGAATGCCTCTGATGAGGTGGTGGAAATTGAGCAAATGACTGGCGGCAACATTTGCTGCCCGCCCAGTGAATTGGCACTAATCATTGCACGCGATCGGGAGGCACGGTGATGAAAAGCTACAGAATCAGCGAATACATTGGCGAATTTAGTGGTGCGCGTTCGGCTGCGGGCTTTAGAGATCAGACAGCAGGCGTAAGGCAGAGAAGCAGCGAACCGGCATCAACAGCAACCCGCAGTGATGACGCACCTGCAAACAGCAAAAAACCACAAAGGGATTTAAGCAAGGAACAAAAATATGCAACGGCAGGCGACACGATCCCGATCGTTTTCTGCAAACGTGCAAGCAATGTTGGCGGCGTATGGGTCCAGCCGCAGTTATTAAAAGAGGGCTCTTACAACTACACCGGACAATTTTTATATGCAATCAGCCAAGGCGACATGGTTGATTCCCCTTTAGCCCGCCGCGCTTTTGTGGGTAATCGAAATCTGGAATATACGCCAGGCATTACCGCGACTCTGACGCATTATTTCTCTTCAGCTGCAACCATGGCGGCGTCGCCTAATTCTTGCCCAATCACAGGCGGAAAAATATTTTGCGAAACGCAAGCTTCTTATTACATATTTGAGCGACAAAGAAGCGGCGGTTGGATTACAAGAAATCCTGATTATGAAACTTTTTACTGGCAGATCAGAGTAAAAACAATTGGCAGCGGAGACACCAGCAACACTGTTCTCGTGACGCCTGGCACAGATTACAGGGCAATCGAAATTGAAACAGGAACTGACAGGACTTCAGATTATTGGGCCGCTTTGGGCCTTAGTCCAAGTGCAATTACTTTTTACTGGAATGCGAGTTATTCTGGTGGCGTTGTGGTTGGCGGTCGCACAGTCGGAACTGTGACGGGAGATGCCGCCGGCACGTTCAACTCACCTATAGCTAACTATTGGTCAATATTTTACAACGCCAACGGTCCATGCATTGATATTTACGAAACTGCGACAGAAAACAAACAAATCAACCCATCCAATCCAGCATCAACCGGAACGCTTGAGTGCATGGCTGTTGAACAAGCAATTAGCCCAGTTGCTGACCCGACAAGTTTTCCGTCTAGCTACAATTTCACAACTTTTTCAGACGTTACATTTCTTGGCGTTGAAGGTAATTTATACGATGAAGGCGACAATTACCCCACCACGACGCGGCAGCTTTCGATCTATTACGAGCAAGGCGTAAAAGTCGCGCTTTACAGCGCCGGCACACCTGGGACGACTGGAGCAAGCAACCAATTCGTTGACCTTGCGATGTTCTTGTTTGAGCTGATAAAACGGCTTGATCCTGCATCAACTGCAGCCATTGCCACGCCAATAGATACCAGCAACCTGCAAACGCTTGCGACGTTCAACACCAACATTGGCACGCATTTCAATGGCATCATTGAGCAGTCAATGAACGTCGTTGAGTACATCTCGACGATGGCGCCGTTTTTCTTGTTGTCGTTTATCTCAAGCAACGGTCAATACAGCTTGCAGCCGTTGCTGCCAATCACGGCAGGCAATCAAATCGACACCACTGCGCTGACAGCAGCTGCGACGTTTACAGAATCGGATATTTTGCCGGGTTCATTTAGCAAGGCATACCGATCAGCGGATGAACGCCGCGACATCGTTGCATCAATGGTCTGGCGTGAAGTCGATCCGCTAAGCATTGGCGTTCAACGCACCACCACCGTGCGGTATCCAGCCACCGCAAGCGATGCGCCGGTTGAACAGTTCGATATGACTGACTGCTGCACAAGCGCAGCTCATGCAACGCTGTTCGGCAAATACATTTTGGCGTCTCGTAAGTATTCAACGCATTCGATTGCTTTTAACGTGCCGTTGCTGACTACCAGCTTGATCCCAACGCAGATCATTAAAGTGCAGCGGCAACGGATCACAAGCGCCGGCGACAACCGCACTGAAGTCGAGTGGTATCAAGTGACGGACATCAAACACTCAACCGAAGGCATCACCACCATTTCAGCTACGCATTTCCCGGTCGATGGCAGCAGCGTGGCAGAAATTAGTGATGATGTAGTCAATGGAACGTTTACTGTGGTCTGATGGCTGACTTCCCCGCACTAACCCCTAACGCACGCTCATTATCGCTAGGCAACTACCCGCAGGAGCAGTATGCGGGCCCTAGCGGAGTAGCAGTTCGTTTTCTTTACAACCAAACAAAACGAATTGGTCAGAGGCTGAGTTTGACATTCACTGCTTTAACTGAAGCACAGGTAAATTCTGTCACTGACCATTATGCAGGCCAGGAAGGCTCGCTGATTCCTTTCGACCTACCTTCTACAATCTGGACCGGATATTCAAGCGTTCCAGTCAGTGCCTCCGATTATCAATGGAGGTATGCCAACACTTTTAGCGTAGATACAGCCGAAGTACCTGGGCGGTTTAATATAGAAGTAACACTAGAAAGCGTTTTAGTGTAGGTATGAGTACGTTTCCCGCTATAACGCCCAATGCTCGGGTCTACATTCCGGGGGATACCCCTACAGCGATCCAACAGAGCTTGTCTGGTTCGTTTACAGGATACCGAAGAGGAAATCGACGTATAAATCAGACGCTCGAGCTGAGCTTTTCGCACCTTGTCGAATCCGACATGGATTTGATCAAGGCGCATTTTATTGATCGCAAAGGTACTTTTGACATCTTTTACCTCCCGGCTGAGATCTGGAGCGATTATCTTGGCACTCCTCCTGTTGGAACGCTAAATGACTTTGCGTGGCAATACGCGAGTGAGCCGTCTATCACAGATGTTTCGTACGACCGGTTTACTGTTGAGGTTCGACTCAACACCGTTCCGATCAACACCGGAGATTTGGTGTTCGATGGATTAACTGCTAGCGCTTCTCCCGCCAGAACTTACACTTTAGATGCAGGCGGAGCCAGTGCTACACCGGCCCGTGACTACCTTGTTGGAAACGTAGCAGCACAATGAGCATCACACTTTCCGCACTGCAGCAGCAGCGCCGCGACACCGCCTCTAACTGGACATCAGCAAACCCCACGTTGCTCGGTGGTGAATGGGGATATGAAACGGACACGGGCAAGTGGAAAGTTGGCGATGGTTCAACAGCTTGGACGAGTTTGGCGTATGTGGCAATTCCTGATAACAACGGATTGATTCCGATTGATCAGTTGCTGTTGCCTTTGGGTAGCGCATCTGCGCCATCGCTTGCATTCGATGCAAATACTGGACTTTATTCACCTGGAGCGGACCAAGTAGCCATCTCGACTAATGGCACTGGGCGGTTGATTATTGATTCCAATGGTGACTTAAATGTACAAGGAGAAGCTAGCAGCTCTCCTTATCCAGAAAGAAAACTTAAGTGGTCAAATGACTCCACTACCGCTAACGGTTTCTATATTTCACAGGGAACAGACCGAAATGCAAAGATTTGGCATGAACAGGGATTAAGTATTGAGTTTGGCACGTCCAATACGCCAAGGATGATTATCGATTACTCAGG